TGGATGGTAATTTGACGCTGGTTCTTAATAACCAGAGTTATCAGGTGTTGCCGGATCATATCAACTATAAGTTGATTCTGGAAAGACTTCCTACTGCTACGGCAGAGGAACTGTTGGAAGTTGTTGATGTTCAAAAGGCTGTTGCTTCTTTTAGCGACGGTCTTGTGGAGATCAAGAATGGACAGGTTCTCTACGAGGGTGAGGAAGTTCATGGTAGTATTAGTAAGAGAATTCTGGAGTTTATGAGCAAAGGACTGCCTTTCCAGCCCCTTGTTAATTTCCTGAATAATCTCATGGAAAATCCAAGTATGCAGAGCCAAAAGGAACTGTACGATTTCTTGGAGCATGAGCATCTTCCGATTACTGAGGACGGTTTCTTCCTCGCCTATAAGGCTGTTCGTTCAGACTTTAAGGACAAGTATAGGGGAGTTTTTGACCATAGGGTTGGTAAGGTCTGCGAGATGACACGATCTAAGGTAGACGATGATCGTGGTCGTGGTTGTTCTAATGGACTTCATGCTGGGGCATTGAATTATGTCGCTGGTTATGGTAGTCTGGAGGCTGGCGACCGTATCGTAATCGTTAAGATTAATCCCAAGGATGTTGTGAGTGTTCCTAGTGATTGCAACTATGAAAAGCTCCGTACTTGCCGCTACGAAGTGGTTGCTGAGTATGAGGGTGAACTTCTCAAGCCTCTTTACAAGGCGGATTTTAGTCAGGACGATTACGAGGATGATGAGGACGATTATCTGAATGACTATGATGAGAGCTATTGGGATCAGTTTGATGATGAGGACGAAGATGAGGACGAGGATTATGTAGGCGATGAGGATGATTCGGATTTGGATAATGGACTCTACGGAAAGTATTGAAATTAGATAGTCAAGGTGGTGTTTGGAACTTGTAAGATAGTACCTATATAGTTTTTACTATCATACAATAGAGGTTCGATTCCTCTACCATCTTTTTGGATATTGCTTTTGATGGTAGTGTTTACTGTCCCAATATCAAAACTGTAGGCAGGAAGTGGAAAAAGGAAAACAAATGTTTAGCGATACTTTGGCTTTTAATCCGTTTGATAAGACTCATAGTGCTATTGGAACGAGAGATCAGATTACTTTGCGAAATAAGTTTTTTGATTCTTTTGGTGGTCAGCAGATTTTTTGTTATAATGGTGATCCTCGCAAGAAGATCAGTAGCATGAATCATACGGATCATCTTACCACCGTTGCTATTGCAAATGATAGTCAAGGTGCTGATGCTTATTTCTACGTTAATGGTGGACGTAAACAATATGCTATTAGTAGAATTCGTGCTTGTTTTGTTGATATGGATGCTGGACGAGATGATAACGGTAACTATTTTAAGCCCAGTGTCGTAATGCAGAAGAAAAGGGGATTCTTGAATTATATCAATAACTTTCCAGTAAAGCCAAGCTGGGTTGTTGATACTCGTAATGGTTATCAGTGCTATTGGATTCTAAACCCAAATACTAATAGTCCTCATAAGACTTATTGGAATGGTATTCAAAAGAAACTGGTAAATCATTTTGGTGGTGATGCCCGAGCTATCAAAATCAATCAGATTTACAGAATCCCTTATACTTGGTGGAGGAAGGGTTGGGAAGGAAAGCAACCTTATTTTACCAGTATTTTGTCTGGATCAACTGGTAATCCGATAAATATTGAACAACTTAAAGAGGCTCTTGATGGAGTTTCTGCTGTTGTTAATATTGTTGCTAATAAGACTAGCGACGAATGGTTTAAAGAATATGCCAAGGCTTATAAAAAGTCTGACATCACTGGAGTTCCAGTTGCAATTAATGTTGCTACAACTATTGCAAATCAGATGAAGTCTTTAAACCTTAACACATATACCAACAGCACAGAAGATATCAAGACAAAGTATGTCTATTCTGGTCATGGTATGTTCAACAAGGCTTATGGTGATCCTACTCCAGTATCTCCTGTTACTGAGGACGATACAGATGCTATTGAGCCGCTTCCTGTTGACGCTGGGGGCGAAGATTTAGATCTTGACGGTTCCCAGACCAAGCTTTTAAAAACGGTCGTGGAGTTCCTTAATCAAGTCTCAACACCCCTCTACTTTAGCAACAACAGGTTTCTTTCTAATGCTGCTAAAGAACTAGCGTCTAAGATTAGTGATAAATTTTGTATCGGGTGAAATATGCACGAAGATTATGAAGATGATGACTACGATGACTATGGTGATAGTCAGGACAATTTAGAGAGTCATTATAAAAAGTATTTCAAGTTTGACCCCGACGCTTGGGATGCTTGGGGAAAAATGTTATATGATACTCTAAATGAAATAGTTGAACATCCTTCAAACGTATGGTATATTGGCCCGAGCTTTCCTAAAGGTTCGTTACCTGTGAATGATTACTTCTCCAAATCAGGGAACTTCAAAAACTCCCTGTATTTGGGGAACAATCATTACAAAGAACCAATTTACAAAACAAAATATTTTATTCACAACAAATTAGATACTGAGTATAGAAATCATTTAATAGCAAACGCTGTTCACTTTTTACAACAGCCGAATTATTATGATGGTATGTTTGATATTTTAAACTGAAAGACACGGATGTTATGTTACCAGCATTATTTTTATATTTAGCGATGGCTTTTGGTTCTTTGACAGAAACTCCGTTAATAGCATACGATCTTGCAACCAACATGAGCCAAGCAAAAAGAATTGAGTGGACAAAAATGACAGATGATGCCGGTAATGTAAGATTTACTATTACCTTTTACGAAATGCCCATACTAGCAGAATTGGGATTTGAAAGAACATTTGTAGACAAACACAATAACTGTCAAACAGAACTCAAAGATAAATAATTATGACCACATATTTTAAAACACTATTTAATAGACCAGAATACAATAAAACATTCGATAGTATGTCTGACTCTATTAGAGAGATAGAAAAAAGACTTAATGAAGATAGAGTAATAGTAGAAGCAATTGTGGAAAAAGATAAAAAAACAGATAGGGTGGTCACAGTGTACAAACCAGAGTTCTCTGCTAAACTGATGTGGACAGAGATTCCAAAGTACGAAGGAGTAACCCTAGTTCAATGAAAAATGAACAATGGTTTTTTATAAATGATTTTGATGACTTTGTTGACCATTCAAGATCATTAGTTTTTAAATTTTTTGGAGCTATAAAAGAAGTAGAACACGATTCTATGGTGGCATCCATATCTGAAATGAGCAAACAAGAAATAGAGGAGATGAATGAGACACTAACCCATGATGAATCTGCTATTATAATTAAAAACCACGCAAAGAAACAGATAAATAAAAAAACAAAAGAAGTAAGATATTGTTTAACTGATAAACTTCTTCAAACTATTATAGAAGATCTGAATAATAGAATGATTAGTAATATATTAAATTCCTTGGTTAATAAAGGAATTCTTGATAGTGCGTACGATAGTGATCAAAACGATTTTATTTTTTGGGTGAAAGAAGAAGATGATACAAAATCAAACCAAAAGCCTGAAACCGATTAGTCTAGATGCTCAGTTTAAATATAAATGCACAAATACAGAGTGCGAATCAGAACATTGGCTATTTTTGAATCAAGTTCAAGTGAAGGGTTTTAAACTTGTATGTGATTGCGGGAATGTTTATAAGATACGCCAGATAGCAAATATAAAAACACAATTCTCAAAAAAGACCACAAAACCTAGAACAGAATCTAATAAGTCATCTGAAATAGTTACGAAAGAGGAGCCTGAGTATCTTAAAAAAGCATATAAAATTTTGGAAAACTATGGTTTTTCTAACAAAGAAGCTGTAGATTTGGTAAATAAAGTATACGATCTTACTAATCAGAATAATCCTTTATTGTTAGTGAAGGATGCTCTGAAAATTTTTGGAGGAATGTGAATTATGGCAAATGTTACAAGGCCGAAGAGTTTTGATGAAATCATTGGTCAGGGCGACGTTATTGAGCGTCTACGCATCTCTGCTATGGGCTGTAAAATGTCTAGCAGTGTGCTGCCTCATGTTTTAATAGACGGCCCTCCTGGGCTTGGCAAGACTACCATAGCGAGTGCTATA